GAGGTGAATGTCACACATGTTTTGTCCACCCATGCCCCATCCATCAAAGTGCTTGGTTGGGTACTTTGTGTCATCGCAGTAGTGCTTTACTTGGTCATACCATTCATGTGCATTTTGATGATTATCACCCTGTAGAACATTTAGGAATTTTGTGCCACCATTTTCTTTGCCTTTGCGATTGGCAATAAAGTATTCGTTGTTGAACTTGGTTGCTTCTACTGCTTCATGCACTTGTGTGATGCAACTGTTGCGACTGGCTTTTTCATCATGCACAACCCAACTGGGTATGTCCAAACCCATGCTGTAATCAAAGTAACTGTCTAACCAAGTCAACACTTGTTTGCGTTTCTTGTCAGCATTGGCACAGGTTGCACCTGCACGCCAGTCTCCTTCCCATACACCTTTGGCAATTTGGAAGCCTCCACTGTCGCCTACCAGTATGTTGCCATCTCTGTTCATTTTTTCAGTGTCACGAACCATATCATCTTTTGGACTGTGACGTGTTGTATCTAGATCAGCATGTCCTGCACTGTACAGTGTCCATTTGTATTCAAATACACCTTTGTCACTGAGCCAGTTCATTGCTTCCAGTGCTGTGCCTTGCAAATGTGTAGGTATGCGATTTTGATCCACGTATTGATCAAAGCGTTGCTTGCCCACATAAGTGCCATAGAAACTGCTCAATGCTGGCAAGAACACTGCGTAATCATTTTGTTTATTGGTTAGATTGTCGTTCATCTATTTTACTCAATAACCTGTACGTTTCTTGATCATGTGTATCATAATATAACTTTATACTATTTAGATCACTATTGTCAAGTATCCAATTTTTCCATGCTTTTCTTTTGTTATTCACAGGATCATCTGTGAAGTTAATTGGATTGTGTAGATACTTGTATGGTGGAACAGGTATGCCTGTCCATTTTTCTATAGCATCCCATACACTTTTGGTGTTGTCATACCGGAAAAAAGTCATGCTGTTGTGTGGAAACACACTGTAAAAATAGTGCTGTACTTCTGTGTGATCGTCAAAGATAACTCTATCCTGTATCAGTTTCAGTGTTGCTTGACACTTGATGTCATTATCATTATTCCAATATCTATCAAGATATTCACTAATACCTGCAACCCAACGATCAACTGGATCTCGCAAACAACACAACACATGCACATGTTTTTCTATGCGATTGTCATGATGCATGGTCCAATTATTTTGACTTAGCCAAGTTTGCCAGTAACTGCTACTGCACTTTGGTATACAAACAACAGCAAGATCACCACAAGGACTAAGCAAATGTTGTCCTCGTGGATGACCTTTGTGTTGCCATCTATTGTCCATTACTTGCTTTGTGCTGGAAGCAAATAACGATACACAGCAAGTCCACTGTCTACAGTGATCTCACCCACACCATCATCACTGAACTTGATGCGTGTATCACCTGCCAGACTCAAAATCTTTGATACCTGTTCTACAGGCCATGCCCAACCACGTTTGAGTTCACCACCAACATCATGTTGGAACACAAAGTTGCCTGCGTGTGTGCTTTGATCACCAAAGTAAAACTTTAAGTCTGTGCCTTCTGTTTTAGCAATAAATGTAGTTTCGTCACTGTTGGCACTGATCATGAACTTAAAGCGTTGCACACTAGCAACACTGGGTTCAAAGTCCACACTCCATGGCACACTTTTCATTGTGACACTTTTTAGTTTGTCGTTAACAATTTCACTGGCCATAAAACGATAGTCATTCACAAAGTCGCCATTTGCATTTTCAAAGTGAATGCCAACGGGTACTGTTGCACCATTGCGCTCTTGTGTGTTGATGCTGATCTTAGAATTTTCTTGATACTCAGGAATCTTCAAGATGATGCTGAGCTTATCCAAGTTGGGCATGCCAAATGTGCCAATAAAGTCTGCAACTGGAGCATGTGTTTCGGCTTGCAGTATAACACTGCGGTCTTCTGCAAGTCCTTCAATTTTTGTTGATTTGTCATTGCCTGTGACTTTGACTAGGTCAATAAAGCCAAGGTTGTGCGTATGCTGAACAATGTCAAGTAAATAATCTTTCATTGATAAGTCCTTTTGTTATGTTATGTATATTGTATTTAGAAAATGTGTAGAAGTCAATAAAATTATTTTGCTAGGATATTTTCTACCATTGGTGCACTGGTTTTGATACTGTGTAATTCACCTGGCTTTTGTAGTATAGCACAGTTCCACACACCATTGTTTGTTGTTTCAGTTTTTACAACATCCCATCCTATGCTAAATGCTTTGCCCAATGTAAGTTCTTTTGTGCTGTAAAAGCGTAAACCTTCCAGTGTGTGTTCTAAACTGGCTCTTTGATCACAGTCATTGTATGTAATTAGCATTTGTCCGCCGGGCAGTGTGTGTTTATAAATCTGTTGCATGACATCGCCTTGCTCATCCAATGGCATGTATTCAAATTGATTAACACACACAGTCAATCCCAATTGTCTAGGCAACTCCTTAATACGATTGTATGTTCTCAATCTTTGTTTTGCATAGAAATCATTTAATTTTTTTCTAACTCTTTTGATACATACATCATTGTTGCTAACAATGTACAAGGGCTCACTGGCAAGCATTTTCTCAATGAATCGTGAATCTATAGGATTGATGACACATCCTGCAAATCGCCAGTCACTGATGTTGTGGATTACACTACAAAGTAATTCAACAAATTTCCTGCTGATGTTTTCATCTCTAATGTCCAATAATGATTGTTCAACAGTTTGTTGGTTGTACCTATTATAATCATACTGTAGTATTCCACGTTCTTTACTGTGGATCACTGTGTTTATTTGCTGTTTGACTTTTTTGCTGGTGGCATGATATTGTGCAAGCAAACTTGTTATTTGAAGATTTAGATCTACAAGTTTGTCAAAATTATCTCTGTCTTTAAACATTTTTCTATAATGATCAACAACATCATATTCAGATTTGAATTGTTTTACATCATGTGCAGTATGTTCGCCCAGGTCAGAAAACTTGTTTTTGATAAGACTGAGTTGATTAATTTTGTCTGCCAGACTCATCTATACTGCTCCTACTTGCAGTATTTATGTGCGTACTTTATTCAAAACTAAAAAGGCTGTCAAATGTGCTTGCTGTGTTGGTGTTTGCTTTTAAATCCCAATCCAGCACACCCAACAAGTTACTAATCTTTTGATCAACAATAGTTGCTTCCATTAGACTGTCATCAAAGGGCAGTGCTTTAAACCAATCTGGCAAGTGTGTGGCATCTGTTGGATAGCCTATGCTGGTCCAACCCAATGGATTGGCTTTGAGTTTGCACACAATAGTTTTCATGCCATCAATGATAGGTTCACTGTACTTGTCACTGTTCATGCGTTTGAGTGTGTTCCAGTTCATGCCTGCTCTCACATGTCCTGGCATGTTGGCCTTGCCCTCACGTTCTTCACGTTTGCTGTACATGGTGAGATTGTTAACACGTTTGGGTGTGCCTTTTTCCCAGCCTGGGCGTTCATGAAACTCTATCTTAAATGTTTTGATGCGTTCAATCACATGCTCGGGACCTGCACCTGTTAGCACTTCCAACAGCAACTCGCTCATAAAGTCCTGCATGACTTTGGGTGTGTCACTGCGCTTGAGATCCAATCCCATTGCTTTTACTTTACCTGGCTTGCCATCTGTGTCTGTGCGGAAACCTTCATTGTCTATTACCAATGCTGCATAACGTTTCTTGGTGATGTACAGTCCTTTTGTGGCCACAATCTCTCGACCACTGGCAATTATCTCTCCCAAGTGTCTGGGGCAGTGATGCGCACGTTCCATAAACGCAGGATACGTTTCATTGACTGCGGCACCCAATTGATCATACAGTGCAATGCATTCATCCTTGCCCCACTTCATTGTGCCATTGCCCACTTGATCTTTGATCACAGGCCATGCACTGAAGTACACACTGTCTGTGTCTCCATAGATCACACACTTGCCAACATGATCATATTCTTCTGTGAGCAGTTCATTGCACTTGGCACTCATGTGTTTGGCAATGCTACGTCCTGTGAGTGTTGTGCTTTGCCCAATGCGCTTGTCAAAGAATCTACAACCAGGATTGAGAATAGCACCATACAAACTGTTCAAGTTAATCTTCTTTACAAGTTGCCGTTTGTCCCAGTACACAAATTGATCATTGTCTACACCTTGTGTGTCTTTGGCATTCTTTTGTAGCACCTTGCGTTCTGCATACCATTGTTCTAGCAGTCCTGGAATGATGCCTTTTTTCTCATATGTAAAGATTGTGCCGTTTGCACTCAGCGTCCATGGCTGGTTGCTGTCAAACACCAAACGCCACACATCATATGCACTGCACACATCCTCGCCGCCTGACTCCCAATCAATTGTAATTTCTGTACCACGTTCCATGGCCATCACAGCAAGATATTCTTTTGATCCAAACTGTCCTTCCCATGCATCAGCAAAACTTTTCTTTTGATCCATCAACTGCTTGATGCTGTTCTCAGTCATTGTAGGACGCAGTTGTCCTACCACAGTTTCTGGACCCATGTTGAGTGCGCGGATCACACTGGGATACAGACTGTTCAAGTCCATGCTACCAATCCAGTCATGCAAACCTTTTTTAGGAAATGCAACATATGCACCAGCAGCCGCAGTGTTGCCTTCATGCTGTTTTCTGTTGGGCACAACCATACCCTGGTCATGTGCAAAGTTAATGATGGCTTGTTCTGTGAGTGCAACTGCACCCATTGTTGTGGGCAACAGCACTGTGTTTTCATGTGCCAACACATTGGCCAAGTCAATAAACTTCAGTTTGTCATCCAGTTTTTTTAGCAGTGCAGTATCTTGTCTGTTGTAATCAATAAACTTTTCAAAGTCTTGATTGTATAACTGATCCAGTGTGCCTTCATATGCAACCTTGCGTTCATCTAATTCATACTCGCCAATGGCATCTAAACTGTAACTGTGACGCTCTTCATAGGTGTATTTGCGATACAGTTGCATGTAGTCCAAATGTTGTCTGCCATGCAAATCAAATGTGATGTTTTCTGCACCAAAGCGTTCAAATGTACGCTTCTTTGGCAACTGCCCAAACAAACAAAACTTGCGTGTGTCATCTTTGCTGAGAACTCTTGTCACACGGTTCACAGTGTACGGAATATCATATCCTTCACTGTTCCAACCACTTAGCACATCTGCATCTTCAATAAGATCCAAAAACACTTTGAGCATTTCCGCTTCGCTGTCAAACAAGTATGTGTTGTCAAATCTAGCACACAGTTCCTTGGCAGTAGTCATGGTCATGCCGCTGGGTGGCACAGCCAGTGTTACAAGTTGATCTGTCCAGTCCATATACACACTAATTGCAGTGATAGCATTGAACGGATCATCTGTAGGTGAATAGCCTCGGATTTTGTCAAAGTCTACTTCAATATCAAAAAATGCTGTTTGCAGTCTAGGTGCTTCTGCACCTCTGTAGTTGTCTGCTAAACAACGAAAGATTGGATTGATATCACTTTCCCAAAGCCCATCTTTGCCTTGCATTTTAAGTTCCTTTTGGAACTCTTTGCCATTGCGTGTGCTGAATCTACTCACAGGATCACCATATATGCTTTTAAATTTGCCACGTGGATCATTGTAGTAGAATACATAATTAGCAGGATATTCTCTATACTCACGCCGACCGTCAACACGTTCTACAACATGTATTCGATCTTGTTGTCTGTCAAACCAAGCGTCTACATAACTCATCAAAGAGCTCCATATAGTTGTACTAGTGCAATCAAATTCATCACAGTGAACCATGCACACAAGATCACTGCAAATGCTGCTCTTCTTATTATAGTTGAAATCACACCCAAAATGCTACCTATTAAATACAGTGGTACAAATTGCCAACCATTGGGATCAAGTATTGTGATGCTGAGTATGGCACTTGCTGTGACCAGCATCAGTGTTTCGACCATTTCACACCAAAATGCAAGTGGACTCAGTCTGTAACTGTTTCTAAAAAATTTGTAAATTTTGCGTGTGTATTTGTATTTTCTCAGACGATGCATTAAATCTTGCCCACTGTAGCAAGAATGTTCTCCAGTGTAGCATAATCGTCGCTTGTTTTATCAAAGTCTGCTTTGTATGCTGTGCGCACTGCTTTTTTCAGCACAGTGGGTTTGATTTGCATTTCGTCCGCAATTGCTTTGATTGTGTCATTTAAACCTTCGTTGAGGTCATCTACTTCTTGCATTACAGTCAAGCCTTCGTTGACCAATTGTGTGAGTTTTGCTTTTTCCTCACTATTGAATACACGATCCATGTATGTCTCCTATTTAAGTTTACTTATTATATGACTTTAAACCCTGGCTGTCAATCTTAAAATCATATGTAAGATATTCACCTGGCTTGAGTACACCGTATTGTGTACTGTTTGTGTTGCCACGCAACACCTGTTTTATTCCACGACCACTGCGTTTTTTTGCTTCACTCATTGTGCTGCGATTTTGATCAGTTGCTGGTATGCGAAAGTTTTTTGGTAGCACTTTATCTGGTTCTATTGCATACACATACAATTGCTCGCCATCTATACTTTCAACATGATACAAATACAGTGCTTCATTTGGAATGGTTTGCTGTATTGGATACCCCAACGTGTTTACAATGGTGTTATATCCAGTGAAAGCACAAAACATGCTCAGTGGTATCACTATTGCCATCACAACAGCATTACGCCAAAAATGTATGCCAATGGCCAACACTATGATTGTGAGTGTTGCCATGCTCAAAAAGAAAGGCACAAGTTGTAAGTCAAAATTTAATATGGGTCGTATGCTCCTCTTGGTCTGGTGGCATCTACTTGGCCGTTGCTGATGATACTGCTTTCCAGTGTGTTGTGTCCTAACCAGTCACCATCTTCGCTTAATTTAAATCGCACAAGACTTATTTCTTGTCCAGCCTCACTGTAAGGATATTTACTGATGAACACTTCGTTGTAGGGATTGATTTTGATAACTTGCACAGTGATTGTTCCGGGCAAGTCTTTTGTAGGTTTTCCGTTGTGTACTGTGTAAAGTTTGTTGTATACATGTGCCATCACCTGATACTCGCCAGCAATGATACCTCTCAATGTAACAACTTCTCTGTTGAGCTGTACTGTTTTTGTTATGTTTCCCATGCGAACTTCATCACCATTGAAACCCAAATCATCTTTCTCTAGATTCATTAATCCTGCTTGTTTGTTTATAAATGCAACTGTGTTGCCTGCAGGATCTCTAACCCACAGATCAATGTCATCATTGAGATAGTGATCCCATTCAATGCTGATCAAAAAGTCTGCTTTTTTTTCAACATCACCTTTTTTGGATATAGGATTTATCAGTATGAAAGCAATCACAAAAAGATACACAAATCCAATCACAAGATTGAACAGTAGGTCAGTAAAGCCTATGCTGCTTTTAAATTTTTGTTTATCCTTCTTCGACATTGACCAATTGAACCTTTAACAACTGACTGCACACCAAACCCACAAGTGTTGTGTACAATGCTGTGCTCATGCCCAATGCCATGTCTGTAAGTGCAGTTTTTACACTGCCAGTGTCTGCTACGTTGAGACTTTCAAAACTACCTCCGAGCATGAGAATAAATCCAATCACAGTACCAATCATGCCCATTGCAAGCAATAGTTCTGTGATAAACCAACCTATATTGATGTTAGCACCTTGTTTTTTGCCTTTGGTTTTATTGTATGTGATCCAACCTGTAAATCCACTACCAATAAAATAAATTGTAATAATACCAAAACTTAGTCGTGTGGTATCTTTTGCTATTAATGCATCAATAAAACCAAAGATATACAAAGTAAAAAATGCTGCAATACTAATACAAAATATTAGCCACCAGCGAAGAAACATAGACATCAAA